CACCTCGACCGTGGGTTGCCAGGTGCCGTCCGCCAGGCGAAGCGCCGTGCTCTCCGAGCTGGCCACGGTGAAGCCCGACAGCGGCTGCACCGTGTAGGGGTTCGGGAGGCCGGTGTTCGGCGTCGGGTCTGCGGTGGCGGCGTCAGCCTGGTCCCACACGCTGGCATCGTCTTCCTGCAGCGCGAGGTGCACGGGCGCCGGCAGGGCGTACCGTCTGTCGGTGATGCGAAACGTCTTGCCCGGCGCGGGCCAGCCGTAGGTGCTGCTGATGACGTTGACGCGCTCGCCGACGCGCAGGCCCCACTTGCGCACCTTCGCGGGGTAGGTGATCAGCAGGCCGCTGCGGCGCTGCTCGACCTTGATGCGCAACAGGTCGCGCACGCGCGCGTTGCTGCTGGTGTACGGGAAGCTGAAGTCTTCCCACAGCGCCGTGTTCTCGTCTGCCGCCACCAGCGTCGGGTTGGTGTACGGCGGGTTCGCTTCGGTCGGCGCCGACTTGCCCGCCGGGATGTACCGGCCGCGGGCGCTGTTGAGCAGCGACTCGATGGGCGTGTCGGCCTGCACGATCTCGATGCTGCCGGCCAGGTCGTCGTCAGTGAGCGTGTCGACCGGCGGCGTCCAGGTGCCCGCCATCACCTGCCACTGCGCGCCCGGGATCGCGGCGCCCGCCATGCTCTCGGTCAGGTCCTCGAGCACCGCCTCGCGGCTGTCAGACGTCGTGAAGACGCCGTTGCAGGTGTACCGCGGCGCGGTGTACGGGCCGGCGCCGTCGTCGAACGTGGCCGGCTGGTCGCACGCGTTGGCCGCGGCGATGACGCTCGGCCAGTCGATGTCGCTCGCGGGGTCGCACCCGTAGCCCTCTTCGCTGCACAGGAAGTCAACCGTGCAAAGCGCCGGGTTGGCGTTGCCGGCGGCGTCCCAGGTGGTGGGGTCGCCGTACCGGTGGGCCCCGCTGCCACCAGGTTGCGTGCTGTCCTTGCGCGGGTCGTACACCAGCGACCAGGTGCCTTCGGCCGTGATGTTCGGGATGCCACTCTGAAACCGCTGGTCCTGCAGGTTCAGCGTGATCACGATGCCGGCCTGGCCGCGAAGCCGGTGGTCGGCGGTCCACTTCGCCGGCAGCAGCCCGTTGAGGTACGGGTCCACCGCCTGGCTCGGCGCGCCCAGGAACTTGCTGATGCGCACACCGTGGTTGAGCTTCGCGTACGTGTAGGTGAGCGTTACCGTGAAGCTGCCGCTACCCCCGACGGTAATGCTGTTGCCGTCGCCCGCGATGGTGCCGCCGGCGTCGTTGTAGATCGGGTCGACCGTGGTCCCGCTGTTGTAGATCGCCGAGACCACGCTCAACGCTGGGCGCGCGTCAGCCGGTAGCGTCACGGTGCCACCGGTGGCCACGAGCAGGCTCATGGTCTTCGTCTCGGAGCTGTAGAAGTCGCCGCCAGTGGGGTAGCCGCTGGCGTCGAGTGGGCCAACTGCCACGCCGTCGACGAAGACCTCATGGATCGCCTGCGCCTGACCCGAGTGGAAGCGGATCACCAGGTGCTGCAGCGCGTCGGGCTTCGTGACGATGTTCCCGAACTCGTCGGTCCCGGCACCATCGGTGGTGAACATGGCCACCACGTCGCCGCCGCTCACACACCGGCCGTAGCCCTTGCGGCGCGCCGGCTCTGATGTCAGCGCCGAGATGTTGCGCGACTGGAGTTGCTCGGCCGCCTTGCGGCGCCGCTCCGCGAGCTGGCGGCGGAAGTTGCGCCGCGTGTCGGCCGCCTGCTGCACCGACGCGCCGGCGATCAGCACGTAGCCCCAGCCCTGGCCGAAAGCCACCGCCACCATGCCCACCAGGCGCAGGACGCTGGCCCGATCGGCGTGCGCCGCGGCTGGCGCGCCGAGAGCCGCGGCGGCGGCGATGGCAACGAGAGTGCGCTTGAGCTTCACTTGCGGGTCCTTCGCCTTCAGAGCATGCTTTCCTGGAAGCGCTTGCTGAGCCAGGTGACCGGTTGCTCGATGAGGGTCTGCAGGTACTCGAAGCCCTTGTCCCCCGGGTAGCGCAGCTGCTGCTGCGCGTGCGTGTCGCGCAGGCCTTGGCTGTTGCGGCTGCGCGCCAGGCCGGCACGCTGCAGAGGCAGCTCGATGTGTCCGACGATGCCGTCCTGGCCGGCGGACCGGGTCACGCGTACGGGGTCCATGTAGCCCCGGAACTCCAGCTCCTTCGTGCCGATGGGCACGAACTCTGGCGTGAAGGGCTGCAGCCAGATCCACGCCGATCGGCCGCGGTAGTTCTGCACCTGGCCCAGCGTGTACGCCAGCAGGTTCTCTGACGTGACGCCCACGCGCAGCCGGACCGCGCTGGGCCTGCCGTCTTCGCTGGTGGCGATGGCCTCGACCTCGAGGCCCTTACCGACGCCGGTGTACGTGTCACCGCCGATGGTTCGTTCCAGCGGCAGAGTGGTCAGGTAGATGGGGCCGTCGGCGAAGTCCAGCTTCACCAGGAACTGCACGGAGTAGGTGCTGCTCGCGAGCTGCGCGTCGCCGGCGGTGCCGAAACTGAGGGTCATGCACTTGGTTCCTGTCGTGCGTCGGCCTTGATCACTTCGCCGGCCAGGCGCAGCACCGCAGCCCTGACGCGGTTGCCGTGCTGCTCCGCCCATGCCGCCACGAGCGCGTCGGCGAAGGCCTTGGTCTGCCGCGCCGCCAGCTCGATGACCTCGGGCGGCAGGTTCGGCAGCAGCACGCCGTTGAAGGCGTCGTGCCGGAACTTGATCGGCGCCATCAGCTCTTCGAAGAACGGCCGCACGACGGCTTCGCAGCGCGCCAGGCGCTCGTCGAGGTTGTCCAGGTGGCCCCACTCGCTGCGCACGGCTTCGCAGTAGCTGCGCCACAGCACAGCCCAACCACGGGCCAGGCGATCGGGGAGCGTGATGACTTCGGCCATGGCCTCAGTTCACGACGCCGCGGGACCGCAGCTCGGCCATGAGCTGTTCGTTGCCGCGGCGTGCGATCTCGACCATGCTTCGCGCCACCTCAGCCTGGTCGGCGCGCGCGTCGACATGCACGCTCAGGTTCTGCGTGACGTTGACGCCGCCGAGCGCCTTGCCGCCGCCGTCGGCGTACGGATTGAACTTCTTCGGCACCACGGCTTCGCCTTCGTGAATCTGCGCGAGCATGTCTCGCGGCACGTAGTTCGTGCCGGTCGCCAGCTGCGCCGGGCTGTTCATCATGTCGAAGCTGTTCTCGTAGTTCGCTGCACTGACGTCGGCGCTGGTGCCGCTGTACTTGAACAGCGACATCAGGTAGCCGAGTCCGCCGCCTTGACCGTTGACGCCCACCGTCAGCTGCGTCAGCGCGGTGGCCAGGCCTGCGGCGGCACGGCCGGCGATCTCGCGTTCCAGCGCCTTGCCGAAAGCCTTCAACGGCTTGCCTTCGGTGTCCTGGAACGCCGCGGCGAACGCGCTGTAGGTGCTGCTGTAGATCGCCTCGCCGTTCTCGTCCGCAGTGGTTCGGATCTGCTGGCGCAGCCGCAGCTGCTGGATGCGGGCCTGCTCGTCGATCGCACCGAGCGCACGGTCGCGCTGATCCGGCGTCATGTCACTGGCTTCGATGCGGCGGCGCGCGATCTCGCGATCGAGCGCGATGAGGGCCTCCCCACGCTGACGCTCGTCCGCAATCAGTTCGATGGCCGCGCGCTCGTTGGCACCGAGCAGGGCGTCGAGGTACCTGTCGTTCTGCGCCAGCCGCTTTTCGTCACGCTCGTCGGCCGCGCGGAGCTGGGCGTCGAAGAACGACTGGACCCGTGCTTCCTCGGCTTCGTACGCGGCGCGCGCCACCATGGCGTCGTAGCGGTCGTAGATCTCGGGCTTCGATGGGATGTACGGCTTGCCCTTGTCGACGCGCGCCGCCGGCTTGCGGCCTTCGGCCTTCTGCTCGTCGGCGATGGCCTGCCGGTTGACCGCAGCAGCACGGCTGCGCGCGTCAGCCTGCTGGTTCTCCAACTTGACCAGCTCTTTCAGGTACTGGATGCGCTGCTCGGCAGCTTCACGCGCCTTCGGCGTCAGGTTGCTGCCCAGCGCGTCGAGGCGCGAGATGGCGATGTCCAACTGCTGGCGCGTGGTCTGCTCGCGGCCGACACCGAGCATGGCGTCCCATGCGTCGCTGGCGACTTCGCGAACCGAACCCCAGGCGCTCTCCAGGAACCCGAGATTCTTCTGCTGGTCCTTCAGCCGCTGCACAACCTGCAGGTTGACGTACTCCATGGCCTGTTCGGCCTTGCCCTGCTCTTCGAGCTGGCGGATGTACTTGTACTGCTCGACGGTGATGAAGTTCCAAGCCCTGTTGTGCTCGGCGGCCCACTTGGCGACGCCATTGGCCATGGTCGCGAAGTCGGCTGCGACCTTCTTGCTGTCCTCGCCGCTCACGTCCGCGACACGCGCAACCGCCAGCGCAGTGCTGG